TCTTAAGTATTACATGAAAATGACCTCTGTATTGTCCAAATATCCGGGGGCTATTGACTTATTCGCAAACACTTTCATGTATTTCAGCGTAGCTAATAAAGATACTTCGATAAATCTAGACGAAGCTGCAATGACATTGGACGAGTTGCAGTCGTTGATTCCTGTTGAAGGCGACCTTCCTAAAATAGTATTCACTTATTATGCATGCGACGCTAATACGTTTCTCAAAGATTTCGCAGACTTTGCTGGCAATACTGAATTGAAATTTAGTATAGAGGCTAGGAAAGTTCCGTTTTTCTATGGAATTAGTGATTATGTAGATCATAGCACTGAGCCGCCTTTTAAGAATATCTCTGGAACTTTTGACGAGATTAAGGCAAACTCACAGTTTATCGCAAAATATAAGAATTCGTTTAGAGTGTCTTTTTGGTATGTGGATAGAAAAACTGGAGCATTTCTAAAGACTAATCTATTCGACAATCTACCAAGCGTCCCAGTTGGGGATTTTGCTTTCGAGGTTCAACCTGAAAGTATCGCAGATGTCGTCAAATTTGCTTATTCTGATATACCATTCATCGGCTCGGCACTACTTCCAATATATGCATATGAACACCCTGAGAATTTTTATTCTTACTTTTCATGGCAGAACGAATACAGGCATGAGGCTAAAGGCGCTTCTATTGCCGAAAAAATCTATAGAATGGCATACGCCAAAGACCCTAACGTATTTGACTATGAATACCTGAGACTAATATCTCAACACTTCGGATATTCAATTGAAACCGATGAACAGGAGATTAATCAGAACTCGTACTATAGGACGAAGGATGAAAAAGAAGAAGTTCTTCGAAACCTAATCAGGAATACTCCAGAATACAACAGAATGAAGGGAACCGATAGCGGAATTGAAATGGTTCTGCTTAGTTTCGGATTAGTTGGTAGGATAGTAACGCTGTTCACTAGAGGTAATTCTAAGGTTCCGGGGTACGTTGATTTCATTGACAGCAAAGCAGTTAGCGGTGAAATTGAAGAATACTTAGAGTCCGAAGGAATAACGGTCAAGGATAAGTACGATAACGCTGGAACCCTAATAGGGCCTTACATGTATGACTCAGCAGGAAATGAAATAGGGCCTTACGACGAAGATGAAGTAACATCTGAAATGTCCGAACAATTCAGAAGTGATTCCACCATTGGTGGTAGTTCTGTATATGATTGGTATGCAAGTCCTCACTTCAGAGTAGAGTTCGACATATTGAAAGACTACTTGAACATTGCGAGAAGTAGCGAACAATTCGCAACCATTGCAAAGACGATTAAGAGGATAAAGCCAATCAATACTGTTTTTCAGGGATTCTATGCGAAATTAAGCGCCGAATACGGTAGGTTGTTTATAAATCCACCCGTTTGCATCAATAAGAGTAAGTTGATTAGATATGAAGACACTGGTTGTTCATTTATAGATAATTGGTCTGAACAGTGCGCATTGGAGCTAACACATGATAGTTAATTTGAAATCTAACATCTACGCTACTAGGAATTTTTCCAAAACTTCAGCAGGTACATTGGCTATTGAAGGTTCCATTAATTGTAATGGCGATTTGACTGTACAAGGTGGATCTAATGAGCTAAACAAAGAAAGAGATTCCATATCATATGCAATCTCCTGTAAAGGCACTGTTACTCTGGCGAACGGGAAATCAGACAATTACATCTATTACAAAACTGCTCTAGTTAAGCTAGATACTTGGGAATCTTATTCCGACCTAGATATACCATTCAATGCTTTGCCGGGTTTTCAAGAAGAATATGATTTGATTGGATATTTGAACTACTTATTGACGCTTGTAGAAACTGGCACTAAAACTTTTGCAGGTGGTATCTATAACCTCAAAGGATATAGGACCAAGTCTATAAATGTGTACGACTTAATAGCGTCCAATCTATCAAGTACAGTCGAAATCAAGATCGGACCTAATCAGGGTTCTACTCATTTAATGAAGGTTGATTCACCTTTATCTCCAGTAGTGATCTCTAACTTGGTAATGAATACCACGGGGGTCAAGCCGTCGCCAGAAGATATTATTTTTGCAATCGACACCCCCTCGATTTCGATAAGCAATTCCACACTATTCGGTACAATATACGCACCTAACTCAATAGTTACAATAACTGATAGTGAAATACAGGGTAGCATTGTCGCCAAGGACGTAATAGTTGTTGGAACGGGATCAACTACAATCAAGAATAAACTATTCTTAGGTTATATTGAATCACCAGTCGCACCTGAAATAAAAATGTCACCTTTGTCGTCAGTAGATAACTACACCGAGTTAGACGTAAGCGTATACTCAGATGATCCAATTCCGGACTACTATGAAATAAGATATACCCTAGACGGAACAATTCCAACTAGAAGTTCCTCTTTGTATGTTGGAAACTTTACAGTGTACGTCCTCGGAGTGGTGAACGTAAAGGCTAAGATATTCGGAAACGGCGTCGAGGATGGAAATGTTGCATCACAGGCATACGGGTTCAAGTGCAAAACAGAAAATCCATCTCTAGTTAAAGATTCTCTTACGGGTAGGTATTCAATATCTTACCCTGTAGGTGCTAATGTGTACTACACGTTAGACGGGTCCGACCCAACAGTCTATTCAACTTTATACGAACAGCCAGCATTCGAATCGATATTTGACGCAGAAGGTTCGTATTACATAAGGTTTATCGCAATTCTTAAAGGATGCGACCCTAGTGACATGGTAGATGAAACGATTATAGTTGAACTACCAGACGGAGGAGTCTACCCACCTAGGGTGACCATTCTAAAGAAGAACTCTAGCAACGTATACGTGCCGATCTACACCATAGACCCGACGCCAAATACTGAGTTGAATCCTAACATTAACAAGCCAAAGACCTATGTATTTGGTAAGAAAGCATCAGGCGAAGCTCCTGATCCTAACGTGATTGAACTGCTCACTAGCGAAGAGTTCACCATTACTGACGTAATGAATATGAAATTTTCGATGAGTCCCTATACCGCTGGAGATGCCATTAGATATTCGATGAATGAAGGCAATCCCGTTAGTGGAATAAACTATATAGGCGATCAGATAAACATTAGCTCGCTGAGTAGCAATCGATTGAGAGCATTCTCTCATGTTGATTGGGAAGAATATAGCCAGCAGATCGATTACACTATTCTTTTCCGTACTATTGACAGTAAGCAATTTGACACCTCCGAGAATGAATTAAAGTCTGAAGAAGTATTGGCTTCTCTGCAGGGTGGATCTAGCTATGCGATTGATATTGCATGGGTTGGTCCGGGCGTTGTTACTGACGATTTCGCAGTATATCAGGCACTGATCAACATTCTTGCAACTGACATGCTGGAGCGCATATTCAACCCAACTTTCGGAGTTAGTATTTCGGCTAAGCTCGCAGAAGTACATAAAATATCAAGCGGCGAGAAAGTGATCGCAGATCTTAAGGCTGAAGTTGAGGCTCAAGACGCTAGGATTAAGATTAAAGAAGAATTATCATATGCCTATTTCGACGACGAATTAGGAGCTTTAGTCGTTGACCTAGTATGGGTTAATACGCTAACCAAGAATTCAGCGGCTCTCAAATATGCTTACGACCTAGATACTATCAGGTAGTGGATAAATATTCACATGACTTCAAAAGTTGATGCATTCGGTTTACTTATAGACAAGTTCTCTTCAATTACTCAGCAATCTCAGACTGATAATTTTTCTCACTTGATCTCATTTACCAAATCAAAAGGTATCAAGGATGGAGATTCAATAATCCCTGAGGTGACATATAGCGGAGCTAAGTTATCGAAGGAAAACACTTCGATGGTTATTACAACAGGCGATTCGTATTCGGAGTATACCAACTACGAAAACATCGCCATTAAGTCGGTGCCTGTTGGATTCTCAACTTCTACCGCAGATGTCGTCGCATTTACATATGCAATCAATAACATAAACCAAGACCCATACAATTCAGTTGCAGTGTCTCACGACCCTTTCGAGAAGATTGACCCTAATTACTCAAAAGATGAACTCGAATTCAAGGTTCAATTGTCTAACGACTATGAAGTGTCAATTGTATTTGCTAAAGCTCCTCCGGGGAATAAAGTAAGGTATCCTGAACTATTCAATGAAACAATTCACGGAATAACATCATTCTGGGATTACACTGCAAGTAGCATATCTGACATATGCGAAGATGAATTGGTGAAATCCAATGAGCGTATTGTATATGTCCGAATCAAACGAGCAAATACTATCACTCCAATAGCCTCAGGATCATTTAAGAATTTCACTACTACTTCATTAGGCAGGGATGGTCGATTTGCCGTTAAGCATGATATTGTATCCTACATGGCGAAGAATAAAGTGACTCTAATAGAAGATAGCAATGGGTACGTTTTCAATGAATTAATGTATCCAATGAAAAGCAATAATACCATAGTCGATATGAGTAAGATAGTGGAGAACAATAAACTATATGTGAAATTCTATGTCGAAATTAATGAAGATGCGCAATCTGCTCAAGTAATTGCTTCAATATATTCAGAAGACAATCAAATTTCCTTATATTCGGAGTCTATCCCAATGCCTTATTTTGCGCTAGAAGAAATTTCTTCTACCCTTAACATTGCATCGAAGACTAGACCTAATGATATTACGATTGATTCTCTGGAAGTGTATACTGACGTGGTCGCAGACACTGTAGATCCGACTAACGGTGGTAGATACGCACCTCCAAACATCTACCTATTCATCAATGAGCTTTGGGGGAATAGTTACATTGATTCTTCAGGTGCCCCTGTCTCTGTTCCTTTTGACAAGACTCTATCGTTTCAGGCATTACCATCTAAACGAAACGTGAACGCCAATCAAATATGGACTTCTATGGATGGCGCACCATTCACCAATACTCACACGGTAACATTAGCAGGTAATGCGAAATATGGGGAGCATGTTTTTAGGGCATATGTCGCTGGGCTAGGTGATGTTTCATCCAGTCTAGTGGTTGAAAGGGTTTTCACAATAAATCCAGTATTACCGACTCCAGTATTCACTGTTGATATTGGAAGTGGATCTGCAATTATAACTGGCACGTCAGACTTTGATATTCTATATTCGACTGACGGGTCAATCCCAGATTTGACTAATCGAACCAATGTGGCCATGTACACTAAACCATTAAAGATAACAAAAAAGACGATAGTCAAGGCTGTCGCTGTATTCGAAGATCAGTCGAGCGATATAGTTGAATTTGTATTTGACCCGGACACGCTTTTTGCGACTCTAGCGACGCTACCAATTGTCACATTAGCCGGATCGGATTCACCTGACGGATACACTTCCGAGGTACTTATTACCTTTGAATCGTATTCTGGCGTGGCATATTACACCCTAGACGGAACTGATCCTCTTGACGATAAGAATCTTTCTAGGAGGGTATACGTAGAGCCATTTAATGTGTTGCCGATTGGAAATACGAAAATGTATTTGAATGTAGGTGTTATCGAAGAAGGAAAGCGTAGCGCGTCTACGTACAATGCGTAATAAATATTTAACAAACTGGAGATATGATGGCTGACCCAATTTCGAGCACTCTTGAGATAAATTTTGCATTTGAATGCAACCCTTGGAGAATATCCGACAGTTCAATGGACTATGGCGTTGCAACTGCAATTGACTTCTCATACTATAATTCAACTAGCAAAACAGGAGAGCCTATTCAAGATATTAACAACGTCCCAAAAACGGCAGAATATGACGCTAATGGGTATATTACAAATACGCCAATATACGATACAAACATGAGAGAAGTATCTCGTAGAATAGACACACTTAAACTCTTCACAGGTGCTTCAATTGAAAGAAATAAAGCATTCTCGGGCGACTATTTCTTTGCCTTTGATATTTTAGACATTGTAGGAAATTCAAGTTTAACCTTCGGACTTAAATCGTATTTGGGTGTTGTCAATAATTTATCAGAAGGTGAATATACGTCGAAATGGAAATCGCCTAGTCTAACCTTCCTAGATAGAGTTGGAGATGTAGTTACCGTATGTGTCGGGTATAGAAAAGGGTTGATGGATAAGAATCATTTCGACGAAGTTGGCCGATTTAACTGGAACATAAACACCAAACTACCATTAATTGCCTATGTGAAAGATGAAATAGTAGTTCCAGAGAATACAAATGTCTATAGGGCGTCAGAGATTGCGACTAGAGTTTCATTCTCTGATAGCCTACTACCAGCCGAAAACGTCAAGGTAGATCAGATGCTTGGAGTTGTGGTTGAAGCTATCAATCCAAAGTCGGTGGTAATGTATGATATTCCTGCACATTCTAGTCGTGTTGTGAGTATACCTAACGTCGAAGATTATCCAGAGGGCACTAAGTTCTTCATAACAAAAAAAGGTAATGCTCAAAACAGTGAGTTGATAATCGCTAGTTCTCAACAATTCTATTCTACTGGAGTGTGGACGTACACGTTGAGAGAAGAATCAACCGCTATGATCTATAAATGGTCGGATGGCTGGAGCATACAGATACTCGACAATTTCATTGCGTATCGAGTCAACAAGAAAATGAAATTGCGAGTAAATGGTTTAGAGACTGATTATGTTCCAGTGTCTAATAGTGACCTAGACTACATCATGATGAACCTATCCGAAGTGAATTCAGAGTTTGATTCATATGTGGAGCTTGGACCTATTAGAGGCGGATGCCTTTAATTATTCTTTGTTGTTATCGTGATGTCGTTAACAATATCTAACTCTATTTGAGCAATTTCATTAGGTTGTGTGAAATTTGATATGTCACCCTCTTCTGAGATCACGTATAGTGCAGTGTAATAGTCAGTGTCATTCCTAAACTGAACAGCCCATCTAATAAAGGTATCGTATATCAACTCATTGAAATCAGTGTTGACTAATCCACCTGTTTCGATAGACTCCTGGAATTCTTCATTGAGGAAATCAGAAACGCTCTTTATCTTACCGTCTACAATTAGAGGGTTCAATAACATTCTACCTAGGGTATTTTCCCATGTATAGTTAATGAAGTTTGCTATGTTGGCTTCATACATCTGACTATCGTTCATTAGAGTACTACCGGGGTAACCAAATACCTCGAATAATTTACTAGTGAACATGGATTTCAAAAGAACTCCGTTAGATGTAAACTCTGGGAACAACACCACAGTAGGATATTGCTGTTGGATTTTATGTTGGAGTTTATACATCGATTCGAATAAATCGTCAACTACGCTGAGACTCTGACCTAATAGCGTTTCTAGGTATTTTGAGTCTGAGGGGAGTTCTGCATATGGTAGGAACTTTACATGGCATCCGACTATTGATTTTAGAGATTCGATGATTTTTACGATCTTCGATTTGTAAATTGGGAAGTTGAAGTGAGTATTATCCTTCAAGTAAGCAAATGACTTTTGTTGAATGTCTGATGCTATAGTGTTCTTGTTTGAAATGGGAGTGACAAACACCTCAACCTTCATAGTGTATTTGTGAACTTTTGAAGGGAAGTAGATATGTCTTACTGTAGTTTGACCTTTACGTCTAAGAGTCCTAAGAATGTAACCAATTTCGGAAGTAGTGTCTACATTCTGCTTAGTTAGTCTAAACACAGAACCTAGACTATTCACATATTGTTCGTAGCTGGCTTGAGTAGAAACGTCATTCTCGATAGACGACAACATAAACCTAGAGTCGAATGTCGCCTTCACGTTACTCGTAGTGGACCCTGCGTCCTGAATGCTCTGCGCCACCCCTAGAGTGTTGAAGCCACTCAAGATGTACTCGGATGGGTATGAAGGTCGCAAAGAGCCTACAGCACCCGTGTAGAGCGCATTGATGGCAGTAAACATAACGGTGTTGAAGTAACGATAGTCACCAGACCCCATTTGATCTTCACCGAACGCCAGTGCATGCGCCACATTGGGCATTGTCATTAATATTGCCTTGTAGTCATCGGTAGTAACTGCTCGATCCAATGCCGAGAATATTTTAGGTGAGTTATATCGAATAGAATCAATAGACTCTAGGTCGGCACCTCCAACTGCACTTTCGTTTAGGTAGAATGAGATGTTATCTAGTGTAATTGAATTGGTTGGATAGGCTTCAATGTCTACATTCTGCGCCTCAATCTTCAAATCTTTGGAGTTGTATAAGTTACCAGCAACTCCAGATGTCGATAGATACGAGACTTCAATGTTTCCAGTAGGTATTGCTGAAATTATACCATCGCCAAATAGAATTCTAATATTTCCTTCAGGTGTTGTGGAAATCATGCATTTGTAATTAGTACTCTTTACTAATTTACCACCCTGCATCGAAGGTGCAGTAGATTGATCTGCATTGTATAGAGTC